GATTATGAAGATGCTTAAATCCACATTGTTTATGCTAACGAAGTTCGATGGACGGAGTCAATTCTGTCCCTGGGCCCGGGAGGAGACCGAACCCCTTGTGGGTTCTGGTCGGGCGTTCGGGATTTAGCCGAAGGCACGCCCCGCGATATGCGGCTAGCCCGCATACGCAATATGGCTAAAAAGACAACGTTTAGCAAGATTAGATTTTGTTCCAGTTGTTCCATATGTTTAAATTATATATAATATGCGTTTTTCCAGAGAAATTTATTTCTCGCCTATATTATATATTATAATGTCGCCAACCAACTATGTGTATGGCGACGCGCCTTTGTGTCACGGAATGAACCCCGTTTCATCGGGCAACAAAGCAGCCACCGCAGTGTATGAGTTCAGAATGAACGCCGAAGACACTGATGTAGCACAAGTTCGCGCCCTCCTGAAAGGTATTGCAAAAAAGTATGTTTTTCAAGAAGAGAACAGTGATACAGGATACCATCATTATCAGGGACGCATGTCCCTCATCAAAAAAAGAAGGAAGGGTGAGTTATTGAAGTTGTTCGAGACTTTAGGGAGATCGGCGCCCAATTATTTAGAACCAACCGCTACTTGCAATTTTACTGATGAAGCATTTTATTGTCAAAAAGAGGATACCCGTATAGCGGGTCCATTTACTGATAAGGATGAAAAAAAAGAGGTTTATATCCCCCGACAGTATCGGGGCCTCGTCGAAAAGTTATACCCATTCCAAAAAGTAATATTCGATTCTTGTGATATATTTGAACCCCGTATTATTAATCTTATATATGATCCTTTAGGGTGCGCAGGTAAATCTACCGTTGCCGCAATATGTGAGTTATACGGACGTGCAATAGATATGCCCCCAGTAAATGACGCCGATAAATTAATACAATCCGCATGTGACATATGTGTCGCGCGGCAAATTAGAGATCCTTCTCCGGTATTCATTGATTTACCAAGGGCTATGAACAAAGATAGATTAAATGGTATATATACAGCGATAGAGCAAATAAAAAAAGGTAAGTTGTATGATTTACGTTATACTTACAAAGATTGGTGGATTGATTCACCGCAGATCTGGGTGTTTAGCAATATTGAACCCGATTTGTCTATGTTGTCAAAAGATAGGTGGCGCATATGGTCGATTTCAAAAGAAAAAGAATTAATAAAATATTCAGAATTAAAATATTTACACAATATATAAAATTAAATGGCTTTCTACCGACGGAAGGCGAAAGCGAACGCAAAAGCGAAACCTCGCAAGTATGCAAAGAAGGCTCGTGGCGGCGGCATTAAGAGTCTGGTTACCAAAATGGTAAAGGTCCAGTTGCATAAAAATGTAGAAAATAAACTATGTTCTTTAGAGTTTCCTATTACAGATTTTAATAGTGGAGCAACGAGTTCTGGTGACGTAATACAAATTATTCCTTTGATGTCACAGGGTGTTGGCGATGGTAGCCGTACAGGTAACCAAGTTACTATGAGAAATTTTAACATTAAGGGCCATATGAATATTATTCCAAATGCAAATGATGTCCCAAGGGCACGAGTGCTCGTTCGTATGCTAATTGTTATTCCAAGGCAGTTTCCTACCAACGATGTCGCGACTGCGAATACAGGCACCTGGTTGCCTTATGTACTAAAAATAGGCAATGCTTCTGCTCCGCTTGATGGAACTATACAAAGTATGTATTTGCCTACTAATAGAGAAGTGATTACTGTGCTTGCAGATAAAAAGATTTATATGAATAGTGATTTCGTTAATAAGACGGGAGCAGAAAATTATTCTGCGAGATTTGTTACAAAGTTCTTTAACTATAATTTTAAGGTTAAGAATAAGGTTCTACGTTATGATGATGCTTCTACGCTGCCTTTAAACTATTCTCCGAGTTTGCTTTTAAGTTATTGCTTTTTAGATGGGTCACCACCAAGTTCGCTTTCAACCGCTCTCTCTATGTCTTTTGTTTCAGTTTTGGATTATGAAGATGCTTAAATCCACATTGTTTATGCTAACGAAGTTCGATGGACGG